AGACGGCACAAATTGGAATACATAACCCAAACATACATAAATATGGTTAAATTAAGTGGTTAAAATAAGTGTCCTCTAACGGGCCTTTTCCGGCGCCCGTGCGCTACATGTGCCAATTTACTAAACTTATACACATGGGCTGAACCTTCAAGTTACTGATCAGTTTCCAACTAATCACCCCCACATGGGAGGTGTTCATTAGAAACCATAACAAGCAGGACCTCGCTAGCGCAAACTGCGAGGTGACCACCCATGTGGGATTTGGACCTCCCCCATGATCTTTAAATAAAAGGGAGGTGTTAGCAACGCCAAAATAGCGGGCTATGCTCTGAAGGAGCTTAATACAGATCCGTAGAACTGTAATCTTTCTTAATAATTGGAGGCGGCGGAAGCCGCCCGTAGAATTTGGCATCAGCACCATTGCTAGCCAACAGTGCCACATCATCAATTTTCTTCATGAAAACGCCAGATTTGTGTAGACTCTTCATGTCCGACATACAATAAGTCAGGATTGACTGATCATCGTCCATGGCGAAAAGTCTACAAGGATGTGTCGGATAGAATTTCATAGCCGACACGAATGGATACGTGAATTTGAGTTCCCCAGTTACACGAGTATTCACGAAATTGATCCTACCACTACGTCTAGCACAGCCCATACTACGCACACACAGCTGATCAGAATTCTGATCCTCTCCACGATACACAGCAAGAGCCTTCGGATTCACAGGATTGGTATCTATCAGGTTAAGCTCGATAGAACCACTAACAAAAGCCGAAATAAGGTAGGGCATCCGCATCATTGTTGGGAGCTCTCCAGAGAAATTTTCCTTTTGAACAGAATTATCACTGTAATAGCCCTCGCTCCAGCCACCCCATTCCTGGGAACCACTGAGGGCTCCGTAAAACAGAGGGGCATAATTAGAGTGATTGTAAACTTCATTGAGTAGGATATTGGGGATGCGAGATAGGTCGTGAAGCGACTCTATCTTCTCTGAGATGACCTCCAGCGGCTTTCCGCTCTTGATCGGGATCACCTCAAGGGTTTCACCTGACTCCAGACGAGCTGAAGTGGTTGGGGGCTGAATTTTGTCCCAGTTCACCTGAAGGGCGACTGGGGAGTGAGCTCCAACTGGGTTCCGGAGTTCCATATTCAGAAAGCGATACTCCACTAGGATGGTAATTTCTTGCGCCACTGTTGCAGGAGCCACCAGTGGGTTATATACGCACAGAGTGATTTGACCCATTTCGTGATCAGGGGTCACCCAACTCAGTTTGTGGTTGAAGGGAATGGTCATGGTAAAAGAATCCTCAGGCTCTTCCTTCATATTCATCAGTAGAGTATAGTTGGTAACAAGGTCCCCACGAGACACGGACTGATTATATGGATCATACATAGCCATGATAGAACCAGAATGATAACTGGTTCGAGGGAACTTAAATCTAATCTGCACATCACCCCGCACATACTTAAATAGTTTGGTAATCATAGTCGGCACCCCCATACACTCCACTGTATTGCTCTGAGTAATTTCTTTAAGGCCACCAGACTGCGGGAAAAATTTGTAGGTCATATCGAAAGTGTCGGTATAAGCAAATTTAACAGGGATGGTGAAAAATGAGCCCGTAGAAGACGTGCTCCAAGTTCCTCGACTAAAGTAGTTCCACTCAGCCAAAAGGGACTTAAAATCCAGGGGCCTCTCAATTTCAGAAGCCGGCTGGTCCTTATATCCATAAGCCTCAATAGAACGGTCATTACCACCAGAATTTACCTCAGACAGAGAAGCGGCAACCTCCACCTCCTCAGCCTCCAGACGAACAGCCTGGAAGCCTGCAGCAGTGGGGCCACACACCTCAACACCATCAAAATTTAGCATAGTTGTAAAACCAACCTTGGTGGCCGTGTCGGGCCCGCCAAGTTTAGCGAGTCCGAAAATTGCAAAGGTACCAAAATGGAAAGATCCGAACTGACCCACAGTGAGCCAGTCGTAGGGGTGCATCCAAGGCACAGTCAGTGAAGCTGTCTGTCCCTTCATGAGGTCAATTTCGACGGACTCAAAACCATTTATCTGCATTAGAGAGAACAGAAGGTTCCTCGGTGCACATTCGTCAATGTTCCCGTTCTTGGCAACTGGAGCATTCATGATGATGGGGGACCATACGATTTTAAGAAGGCCAGAGTGAAATGGCTGGGCATTCACACGCACAGTGATCGTGACGTGCTTATACCGCAGATACTTCAGATTCCTCAGCCTGCTCTCCATCGTAGTGGGAAGGGTAAAATCTTGGAGGAAATAATAGGGGTTTACTGTCTCACCACAATTTAGAGGAAGCTCAGCCGAATTCGCCGTCCAATCTCTTGTCTGCAGCAGGATAGGTCTCTCAATCCATCGCGCCACATCAAAGTCAGTGGAAAGCTTATTAGCCTGAGCAACATCCTTATGCATCACATCATTCGTTTCGTTAATCGGATCAGGAGCGGTAAAAATGTTCCCCATACGCTGAGTAAGAGTAGAAATAGTAGCATTAGAATTTGAGATAGCGGTAATTTTGAGATTTACTCCACCATGTAGATTACCATTTAGTGGTGAAGCGGCCACGCATTTAACCGGGGCTGCCGGAGGCTGCGCGAACCTATCGTTGTTTAATGTCGTTCTAGTGGCACGGTTCTGCTGAGTTTAAGCCTTCCTCAAGCAGTCTGGTACACTAGACAAAGACGGTGTCTTCTTACTCTGTAGGGGCGACAGTCCTACAGAGGCCAGTCCATCATCAAACTCATCGTCATGATCACAAGAGCGCAAGCCGTTATCCAGCCACAGTAGAACGTCCTGTGGCGCAGATGGGGGTAATCCAAGAACTGAAAGAAGTTCCGCCTAAGCCAATAAAAGTTTGTAGTGTTAGGTTCATACCAGGAAGTTATAATCCAGTAAATAAACATAGCTGTGTAAAGAAAAGAACCTAGACCATAGAGAAATCTCATCCTGCGAGCCTCTGAAGGAGACTCCCAGGTCATGACCTCGTAAGAGATGAGCAAATGATCACTCTCCTCTTCTTCCTCTTCTTCTTCAACTAGGAGGACGAGGTCTTCCTCAGCCTCAAGCCGCACTGGAGCATCCTGAATCGGGCGTCGACAGAACGGGCAATGAGGGGTTGGACTATCCAAAATCCTATAGTGACAATTCAAACAAATTTCATGGCAGCACTCGTACATGATTGACGGAGCGAGCCGGTCAGTGCAAATGGGACAATCAGGGTCACAATTTTCACACGGGCAATCGTAATCATGTGTCAGGATATCTTCCGGGTCAGCGCCTGAAGGGCGAACTGACCGATCACGCTCCTCTTCCATCACTTGTTGGACCACAACCTCCATGCACGAGATGCACACGGCCATGTTGAGGAAACAAGTAACACAAGAGGGGTGGACACAGTTGGACCAATCATCCGTCATCTCACGGTGGCAGTGGTGACACTGGAGGATAACAATTTCAAAATCTGAATCAGACTCTGATTCTGAAGGAACCAGGGTCTCGTCGGACTGTGGAATAGCAACTTCGTTGGCCTCCATGAACATAGCCTCCCAATCAAAGGTGGATTTGAAATCATTCTCATTCAAATAAAACTGTCCGAAACCATTTTCAGCCCCCCAAGCCTCGGAGAAGTCCTCCCAAGTTTTGAAGATGATAGGGACTCCAGCTTCGGCGCACACACGAGTCAAGACCTCCATGTGTTCGTCGAAGACTTCCTCCCCATGGAAGTACAGCTCACGGATGGCGAACTGCACGTTGGTAGCTGTAGCTGCGATAGTTTCCTTGCCCCGAATCCAATTTACCATTTCGTGAATAGATTTTAGGTTGAGTGGAGCTGTGATAACTCCATACTCATTCTCACGGAAGGTGCGCTTCAAAAACTCAACGTCATAAATAGTCCTATATCCCACATCCTCAGTGCTTTTGGTCTCAAGGGTATAATTCATATGGAAAATTTCTTGGAAGAGGGAACGCACAGTGCCAAAATTGAATACGTCCCTAGCTGCAGGTGAAACTGAATACAAAACGTCATCGCCAAAAGTCATAATCCTGACGTCCTTAAGGAAATCCAGATCATGCCTACCTTTCCGGGTTTTAGACTCGTTGAAAATGTAAATATGATAATCAATGTTTGACCAGCAGTTAATCCAAGTTGTCAAAAATCCGCCAGAAGGCTGTGAGTGATCAAGCCTTACAACCTCCCCATTGATAAGTACGTCAGCGTTGGCAATTGTATCCCAAAGAGTAGTCCTAACCATGCGTTCCTCGTCAGTCTGCGTATCATAGTGGAAATCGATAATGTCCAAAAGTCCATACACCATCATTGCATTGTTCTGGCCATCATAATTTTCGTGATCGCCAGACACAATGTCACATCCTACTTCCTGGAGATGGTCAGCAATTTTCTGCCACTCCATCGAATAGGGGTTGACTCCAATAGCACAACCATTCGTGATCCGGTTGGCGTGAGTCCAGGCCAAAACACCCCCGAAGTACATACGCATAACAATCAAAAGCACAATCCAAGAAGCGTAAATCTGTCGAGTCTTGCCTGCCTTGACTTTGGCCAACGGCCGACGTTCGTCCTTCAGCATGGCTTGCCAAATGGCGTCAGGCTTACGTCCAGATTTACAAGCTGTAATCATGTTGTTGACAGCACGCCGCAGCTCGGGATCAATGATGTACTCATCTGTGCCCAGTAGCTCCCGCTTGTTAGAGCAGGTGCCCTTGAGCACAGATGGATACCCCTTTGATGTGGAGCGCTTAATACCAGTCATCTCTTGAATACCTTCAGCTGTAACTGCTTCTTCAATTGTCAAGACCCGTTTGTAATTTGCAGGTGCTTTTCCCATCATCTGACAAGCAATCTTGGACGCCCTCTTCAGTTTCTTTTCATCTATATACGGTCTAGCATCGAGAAGTTTCTTAGAGGCGTTAGCATTTGGCTCGACCATCTTTCCATCCATCTTGAACGGGGCCAAGAGGGCTGGAGCGGCAGTCGGGGGGCCAAATGCTCCGGCGATAGCAGAGGGGTTTACGGAACTTTTTGTGGGCTGGGTGGGCTTCGGAGCGGTACCCATGTGAACACAGGTCCCCCTCTTCGGCAACACCACAGTTGGCATCTCCACCTGCTCACACTCACCACGGGCAAATGGAGCGGCAGAGTCTATCCGACTAACCAGAGGACTATTGAATTTTTTAATATGCTCCTCAAGCACCCTGTTGATAAACTCACGGCTCACTGGATGACCAATGCCGTTGCCGTGGGCGCCAATTCCTCCACAGTGAATTCCTACAATTTTAGCGGGGAGTAGTGGGTTAGAAGCAGTTAGAATAGAACCAGAAAGACCGTTTTGTGTGTCAAGATCATAATGCAGCATCCCATTGTACTTGAAACCTCCTGGGAGGCGGCCCTTGCCTTCCTCCACGGGAATCACACGAGGGTAAACTTTAAAGGAAGGTGTAGTTTTAGTAACCATGATTGGAATCCCATTCTGCATCTGAAGGCCGTCGAGTACCAGCTTCCCCTCCTGGACAACCGGCATATCAATGGCCCTGGCGAATTTAGAAGTAATGTCCGGTCGTGAGGCGACCAGAGTGGGAAACTCGATCAATGCAAGATCCAAAGGATTGCCAGCAGCATCTGAGAGTTCGGAAATTTTAACGGCTTCTGAAGGAATCCGCCCAGGCTGGTTAGCCTGCCAAGGGTTGAGGACCTGAACATAAAGGAAATCATCAGCTTTTGGAATGACATGCCTATTGACTATGGCAATGCGTCCGCGAATAAAAGTGGCAATTCCGTTATTAGCCTTGTTGTACGTCACTCCATCCTTGACAACTGAAGCTTTCCGGGTAAACTGAACAAAGGCACAGTTACGGCACACGGTAGCCTTGGCCTGCTCCACGCGCACCAAGTCTCCTGCTGCGAACAATTTTGATGAAGTTTTCATACCATCCAAAATTTCTTCATAACCTGTGTCAGACTCTACTCTAAGAATGTCAAATCCGTTTTTCCTGTTCTCCCTCGAATCAATGTCAATGACCTCCATCGCCTCAACGCGTGCGTGGGTCTTCGGCTGGAGAGATTTCTCTTCTACCTCAATCCTCGCTTGTTGCTTTGGCGACAGAGTGTCCTTGTGGATAGATTCAATTCGAACCTGTTGTTTTGGGGAGAGTGTATCGCGGTGGATAGATTCAATCCGAGCCTGGCTTTTGGCTCCAAGAGTTCTCATCTCTCCGGACTCCACCCTAGAATAGTTCCTAATATACCACCTAAAGAGCCTGTTGATAAAGATCGAATTTTCTCCGAGGAATTTTTGACCCGCATCCGACGAAAGGAATTTGACATACTCAACAAGGTCCTCCTCCCAGTTCTCATCTGTGAAGTGCAAGTCCTTGCAAAGCTTACATTGGAGACACGGAGCCCCCTCGCAAGTTTGCCAGAACCCACAGTAGCGAGTTGGCATCGGGGCCTTATAGGTAACCCAATCATAGAACATCAAAAGACCAGCAGTCAAAAACATGTTTTTCCCAAACCGAGTGATGTTCCATCCAGAAGCAGAACGGAATACTGAGAGGATGAACTCATAAAATGTCTTAGCCTTTTCGGAAACCCACTTTATAGACCTCTTAAGGAGATCCATCAAGGAAAGTCGGAATTTTGTAGCCCCAATCATGCACCTCTGGTAAGTAGAATACACAATGTCCCTCTTCATGTCAGTGGCAATGGCGTTTTGAGGAGTAGCTTGGTAACGAGCTAGTGGGTCAATGATAATCTCGGGAACAAACTGGTCTGTAATAACTATTTCTTCTAGTGGAGCTGAAAAGTCTGTCTCTTCATGAAGCTGTAGTGTAGCTGGTCCTGAGTTAGATGTTTTCCCGATAAGCACCTCCTCGTCATCAGCGTGCAGAACCGCAACTTCTACGCAGGCGGTGTCACGTCCCTCGCCGTCATGGCAAGTTACGGGCACCGTCTGCCCAGAGCGGCGAGCTCTGCCAGCCTCAGCGTCTAGTAGGTTGGAGGCAATCTGCAATGTGAGATGTGTTTCGGTGACGGTTTCCACTTCTTCTTCTACAGGTGGGCGCTCGGAGTTTACTCGACCTTCTTCCATGACTACTTCCAGTTCTTCCGCGGTTTGGACTCCAAGATAAGACTTGACCATAGTTTTGAAATCCGTGAATCGGTGCTTGACTTCATACTTTACGTTAGATGAGACTCGTGCCGCCCACTTCTTCAACACCTCTGAAGGAGATGTCAACAGTCCGTCAGTGAGTAGCTCCGCATTGTACCTGAACTTAATCTTCTCCAGAATCTGATCAGCAATAAACTGATCAGCAGGGTACTGTTTCTCTGAGGTTAGCCCATATTTCTGCAAAATTTCATGTCGAAGAGCTGAAGCCTTGGCCTGGTAAGAGTCAATCTGTTCAAACAAAACTTCCAGGAATTCGTCATAGCCAAAAGATGTTTTCCCTCGGAACTCCAAAATCTCCTGTGACTCTACATTGTAAAAGCTAAGTTGATAGTGAGCTGAACTGAGTTGACCTGTTGGTGCCGCCATTCCCTGGGACTCAAGCCAGGCAGCGGTTTTCTTCGCATCATACCTATAATAAGTACCTGTAGCAGTTTTCACTTGTTTTCCACACTCAGGGCGAACTGCAACCTTCACTCCAAGGTCAAACCGACGACGGAGAGCCTCCGGTTTGACTATAGACTGGGGGTTGGGTTTCTCCAGATTGGAAGAAAACAAGAGATATCTAGACCTAAAGTAACAATCCTTCTTCGAGCTGATGTCTGCCATATGAAGTTGGTACGGGGCCGTGTTTTTCATGCTAATCACTTCCATGACTTCGGGGTTAGGGGTACTGGAGGAGTCAGCTTGTTGAAGGAAGTCATCATAGTACACTATATGATGGCCGCCTTCACCACAGTTGTATCCCTCCCAATACTCGTTGCCGGCTCGGCGTGTGAAGCACGCGTCGCCCATGCCAATACCATGTGGTGCTATATAACGTTGGTGGATAGCTCCCTTAAGGAGTTCACACAGCACCGTCTTACCAACACCAGATGCTGAAGCTGCCACGTAAAGAGCAAATGGTTCTTCGCGCACTTTATTGATTTTGGCTGGAGAATTTACTGCACACAAATATTGCCGAGAGAAAGAGGTTAGATAATCCATGATAAGAGCAGCAATTCGCTGATCTTTGGAGCGCATAGCCTCATGCTTAAGAGATACAAGTTCATTCCTAAGGTTAATGATCTGATCTGCTACATTCGCACACCGGTCGATTGGTCCTAAATCTAAAGTGGACACAAAAGTGGCCCCAGCAATGAGCTGTTCTAGGCGGGGATACTGCTTGATCATCTTAATCTCCTCCAGGGACTTACCGCAAACGTGCTGATAGTAGATTTCCTCAATTTGGGTGGTAAGCCAGAAGTAGAAATCTTTCATTGCCTTTACTCCATTTGACATACGACCAAAGTCAGAGAACCACCGAGACATCACCTTGAAATCTGGAACATTCCCGCTGAGGATGAAAGTAATGAACGCAAGAATAGAGGAGATGACCATACAAACCCAACCGTTCTCCGATAGCGAGTCTCCAATTTTCCCTACTGTATCTGAAAGAACATCCATAAAACCAGCCTCGAGGCGAATGTAGACAGGAGAGTCCCTCGATGGGGGAGCATCAAAGAACTCCTCATTTCCATCCGCAGTAAACCAGGTTTTGTAATTGGAGAGTGTCTGAGCAATGAGAGAGTAGAGGTCCGAAATGCCGTATCCAAGGGAGGAAGCCAGAAGTTTGACGGATGCCACCACTTGTGCAGCATCCATCGCCCTCAGAGCCTTATAGACCAAGAACACAGAAGCAAAAATATCAGGCAAATTTAGAGTAGTGTAAGATGCAAAGGTAGTAGCAATGCCATCAAGTACTTCCTGAACAGAGTCCGCAATGTCAGCCCATTTCTTGGCAGTATGAGAGACGTCCAGTGCAGCTTCATTCAAAGCAGTCGGTGCATTAAACATCTGACCAACACTCTCGAGCAGACCAGCACCAGCCTCAAGCCGGGCATACTTCGCGTCGGCAGCTGCCTGACGACGCTCTTTACGCCGGCGCTTCTCCTTCTCCAGCTCACGTTGGATGTGAGCAGCCTTCCGCTGGATCTGCTTCTTCAACTTCTCAATTTCACGGTTTTGTTTTGACACGGTTGACCGAATGTTGTCGAAGTGCTCGGAATTTACGAGCACTTCCTTCTCGTTCGACTCAAGGCGCACATGCTCGACAGCGTCCTGAGTGTCATACCAGAAGAAATACTGGAAGATCTCCAGCAGCTGGTCCTCATCCTTGTAACACAGGACAGCATCGCGAGGTGCTTTGCGCCCTGATTTGGTGAAGACGGAGTTACCCGTGAGGCGGGCCTCCTCAATGAAAAGGTATGAGCGAGCTTTTGTGTCACTCATCCAGATGGCGTACAGCGGGTAGCTGACGCCAGGGGGAGCCGGGAGCTCCCGGCCAGTCGGCGTGGGGTCATCCACGCCAGTGCCCACAGGGAGCACCCAAAACTTGCTCTCCTGGAGCAACTCCTCCTCTTTCAGTGAAGCTTCCAGAGGAGAGATGGTGGCCTTGCCACCGCGGGTGATAGTCCACATGGTCTCGTTGGCCAGAGACTCACGGTGGATCTTGCGAACCACCACCTCATTCTTCAGTGAGCGAGAGATGATCTTCTCGCGCTTCTGCACCTCCTTGAAGAAGAAGTCAGAAGCCTTCTTGCCCTCCCAGCAGGTAGTGGTCGGGAGAACAGAGCCAGTGAATGCAACAGCTGGCTGAGGCAGGAGAGGGAAGCTCTCCTCCTTGAGCACCACCTTCTCAGGCTGAGCCTGGGGAGGGGCAGTGACCTCCTTCTCCTCGGTCTCATCGACCGGAGCCGGTGCCGGCTTGCGGATCGGCTGTGGCTTCTTCGTCAGTCCAGGGATGTAACGGGCTTTTGGCTTCCACTTCCGATCATAGGCCATTGGCTCCAGGTAGTCCCACATATGAGATGCGGCACCACTATCACCAATGTGGCGCACACGGTTACGCGCCTCGGCAGCCATCTTGTAAGCCGGCTTAGCCATCACCTCTTTGGTATAGTCCAGCACTGCCTTGTACATAGCACAGTCAAATGCTGACTCCATCAAAGAGGCGAAGATGCCCTCCCTCTGACACTTCGGGAAGAAGGGCACTCCCTCAAACATGTCCTTCAGGTCGTACGACGCATACTCCTCAAACAGAACCTTCTCGAACGAGTCGCAGGCGCCAGTGTGATCGCATCCGTGAGTTGTGGCCATGGTGACGAAATGAGAAAAGGATTGAGCTGATAACGGGAGCTCACCCAAAGATCCCTAGATTTACTGTGTGCACTCACAGTTCGACGTTAGTCCCTTCGGGCTCGGGCGTCAATATGTGGAAGGTTAGTTGTCTTACAATAACAGGGAATTGGAGTGTGACACTTGCCTAGAACACTGCCGGCAGAGGTGCATTATTGCTGAACTTAGCCCGAGAGTTGGTATCCGATGTCTTGAGGTCCCCTATGGACAGACCTCGCAACATGGGCCTCTCGCCTGTATGCTCCAATTATGTTAATGGTCCTACGCCTCGGCTACTCCACCACAGAGTGCCTAGTAAGAACAACCGTTGTTTGTTTAGCTGGTGGTGCATAACCAGCCTCTCAGCGAAGAAGTGCTGAGGTCCAGTTTCGATCTGGTAACGCCATCTTACACTGTTTCCCACACTAAATACGACAGGACAGGTGGTTCCGGGCGTGACGGGAACATCCCTCAAGGAAGGCCAAATGCAAACGGTGGTTCAAGAAGTTGTCTCTCAGACGCAGCAATTCAGCCGCCGGTAGAACAAACTCCTCTAGACACACAAGCAAATCTCCTCCCTATCATGGGGGCAGCACCGCTGGACCCTTACTACACACAGCCATTGTATGCTGAAGCAGGTACATTTAGTGTAATCCGGGATACATTCATACAACATTCATACACATATAGTGACTATAGGAGTCAACAACAATGTTTTTGTGTTTTGAAGAATATAAGCACAAACACTTTCATACAACATAGAACAAAGGACAATAACATATAATAGTGATAGTTAAGATTTTGATGAATTTAACCACACACATATACAAGACCTTAGACACAAAATAGGTCCTTTAATACGTTTCAACGGACAAATAAAATGACTCTACGAAAGAAAGTGTAGAGGAGAGCAATGCAAGCTCTCTAATAATTTACGCCAAGCGATCACTTTGTAAACTAATAGACAGCACTGGTGCGGGTTCTCGGGCACAACACCAGCTACTGACTCAAGGCCTGAATGTCACGGGTTCTCGGGCACTAGACTTAGACAGGTATGTTTTAGAAGTTTACGCAGTTCTCGC